CTGGTCCCGGTGCTGCACCCAAATCTTAACCACTACTGTATCCCCTTCGGCTTGATCTTGCGCTGGCCCAAGACAGATCATGGCGTCTGTAGGCATACACCCGCATTCCTTAACAAAGCGTTCCACAATCTGCGTCCGTCTGCGATCCGCTTTCCCCTGAAACCAAGTATTGAATGCCCCAAGGTTCTGGCTATTCTTCTTAAACGCTGCCAATACACGGTCGTTGCTTTTGCTCATGTTAGATCCTCACCTTGGGTTCCAGATAAGTGCAAAACACATTCCCTTTGGGACTAGCCATGGTCTTGGTGCGAATTTCCACATCTTTGAGACCATGCCCGGTTTCAGCCATCCACGCCAGAAGCATCGTTTCGATACCCATGCGGTAAGTGTGTTGTAATGGCGCAAGTGCCTCTTGCTCTGCCTGTTGTTTTTCTTCGGGGGTCATCGTAAACCTTTCTCTGCGGATTTCTCAAGTGTAAGCGATTTCGTAAAGAGGAACCAGGGATGTTTCTGGCGAATCGTTTGAATAAGGTATCGTGGCACATTCGATGGTCCATGCCGTCTGCATCCGCTCAGTTGCCAAATTGGGGTTCCAGGTGGAACAAATTGCATAGGATCATCCCCAATACCAATATAGGCTAATATTACGCCTGTGCCAAAGAATGTTGGGACCATCTGCCCAACTTGTAGATTGCCTGCCGCTTTTCTCCTAGCGCCATGTCTATCAGGACGCGCCGAAGATTCTGGAACGTGCTGTGGGCTTGGCAAAACGGCTGTAGCGTGTGGCGACCAGATGCCCGGGAACTCAGGGACTTCAGGGATGGGTTCGTCACTTCCCAGGAACACCCGGCGTTGAGCGGCCATCAGGGATTCTCTGCGGCATTCCAGGAATCTTTCGCGCTGGTCCATGGTTCTCTCCGTTTAAACTTCGGGCTTGGGAAATCCAGATCATCATGCAAATACCAAAGAATGTGGCAATCAGCATGAGGATCATTCGGCGTTCGTGAGGTTCAAATGGTTCGTGCATGATTGCCACTCCTAGGCAAGAATTGAAAAACAGGGTGTGGGAGTCAGCCGCTGGTGGTATCCCCGTAACAGTTTTCTCGGCTCTTACCCTCGGCGTCGCCGCTTGGAGCACCCCGGGCAGTTACACCTCATTGGTTGGATGGGCCTTGGGTGTTGGGAAAATGGGAGGGCGGGACCATTCCTGCCATGCGATGACTTTGCTAAGGCCCAAGCCCCCACTCCAAAACGGGGGGATGTTGACCCGCCAAAGAGGGACATTGAGGGTATAAGAAAGATCTAATCTTTGATAGCCCACGGGGATCTCCTAGCACTAACGCGCAAGCACATCCAAGATGGGGAGCATTCCCCCGTTGGATTGGACGGCTTCGATTACTACTGGCTTCTTTTGGAACAGTGGCATGGTAATCCTTTCTGTGCATCAGCCCTTGCGGGCGGTTTTAATTGCTTGCCAGTCAAACTTGGAAATACATTCATCCACTCCCGGCCCTCGTTCATCGCAGATTTCACAGGTCACGTTCCAAGGCAGACAGGTATCCAAGATGAAGCCGCCTTGCTTCTCGATTTCCTTCACACATCGGTTGCAGATGAACACGGCTTACCCCTGGAGCTAACGTGCCAATGCCTCGTTGATGGTTTTCAGCATCGCATCCCGGGTGGCAGCCCGAATGTAATATCCAGATTTCCTGACAGCCAATAGTTGATTCTTGATCGTGACCAATGCTTCCCTTTCCACAAGTTCAGCGGCGGGCAGCGGCTTGTCAATCTTCAGATCCCAAGCCAAGCAGATGGCCTCCATCATGGCATCAATACGCTGAAGTGATGTGTAAACAGGCCCCTTGTGGGGTTCTTCGACTTCGGCCTTGGTCTGCACAACCACGATGGGGACGGGAGCGGGCTTGGGGACCACAACCGGGGCTTCCTTGACCCAGCGGGAGTTCTTGGATGGGTTCTTGATCCCGTTCCAGTGCCAGTCCGGGGCGGCTTGGAGCCAATTCTTGATACGAGCCCAGGAAGTGCCGAAGGTAATGGTCTTCTGCTCCAGCAGGAATTTGTAGATGTCGTCCACGCTGTATGCACCGGGCTTCAGTTTTGCCAGGGCGGCGAAGGCACGATCCAGCGCGGGGGTCTTGTACTTGTGACGGGGCATGTTGCCTCCAGAGAAGTTGGTTAGAGTTTCACGGTCTGACACTTCGGCAACTGCGCCAAGGTGGCATCCAGTTCAGAGAGGAACTGCTTTGCACTTGCTTCCATAAGTATGATTTCCTTATCATCACGGTGGAAGCGGTAAATGATTAGTTGATATTCGGGGGGGAACCTGGGATCGTAGGAAACAAAATCGCACCAGGAGCGACCAGCACAGACCATGACAGTCCACATCTGGTAACGATATTTTGATGGAACAACTCCGGTCATCAGGGTTTCAAGATGGGTGTTGGTATTGGGTATCTTGATTTCAATACATCCATCATCATCCACCAACCCATCAGGAGATGCGGCAATGCGACTAATGGTGGGATGCATAATCAATCCCATCTTCTTTACGGTCCGCAGGGTTCGGCCTTCATATGCGGCTCTGGCATCATCTTCCAATAGTGTCCCGCGCTCCATGGCTGGAGTTGAAAACCCTGATTGATAGGGCAACCCGGTGAGGGTTTCACAAACCAATTCTGCACGATAATTATAGCGATCAGCGGCTTCGGCGGTTTTCTTCGTGGCCATAACATCTGCCATGCGTGAACCTGTAATCTTCCCTGCTCTGAGCGCAAACCATTCGTCTGATCGCTGCTCAATATCAAACATCTTCCCGCAAGGATACATTAGAAGTCTCCCAGGCCCAGAGTGGGTTCTTCCGCTTCCTGGGGTTGCGCCCCAACTGTGCGCTTGATGAATTCCGTAGTCTGGGCAGCGAACTCCCCTTCGCGGGTCTTCAGGGTGGGCAGCATGGTCACAGCGGCATACTTGGCCTTGGATGCCATGACCTTGGCGGTGAAGTCTTCCAGTTCATCCAATTTGTTCTGGACCCGAAGATGGTTGCCAATCTTCTCCATGAGGGTAGCAAATTGGGCTTCATCATCCTTGGTCCAGACCGGGGCCGCGACTTCCTTCTTGGTTTCCGGCTTCTTGGTTTCCGTGGCGGTGGTTCGGCAACTGGCGGCATTGCCGTCATCGTCTTCTTGAGCAACCCCCAAAATGGCCGCAGCTGCATAGCGCCGGGCATAAGTGACAATGGAACCCAGTGCCTGTGGAGTGATCCCTTTGTTGATAGGGATGGAAAAGATTTCCGACATCCATTGCCCGCTGGAATGCATTAGAATGGATTCCACATGCAACAATCCGGTTGCGTCATCCCCAGTAAAACTGGGGAACTGGGCCAAAGACAAGCCATTCTTCCCCATCAAGGGGCGAACGGTATTCAGAACTTCTGCCAGATCGGCATAGTTCTTTTTGAAATAGGGATTTTCCGTGTTCTTGGCGGCGTTCTCCACTTCTCCTTGGAAGGCGCTCAGTGCCTTTGCCAGTTCGTTGATCTCATTAGATGTTTTCATCATTCATCTCCATAGGCATGGTTCGGGTATCATCCGAAGTGGGTTCAAAGGCAGATTCGTGGTCAGGATGGTAACTGGGGCGTTTAGGTTTATGTGGGGGCGGGACGAAGGGGGGCAACCCGTGCGCCTCCAGAAACAGGGTCAACAGCCTCAATGCTGCGCTGTTGGGCTTCCGGTAGCCTTGCACCCAATTAAAGAAAGAGCGGGAAGAAACCCCCATCGCTTCACACATGCGACCGATGGTTCGATATTTCTTCCGCAAGAGCGGCCAAGGTTCTGGCAAGACGTTCCTCATGGAGCCTCCATATGTAGCGGTTAACTGCTTTGTAGTGCAACAAATAGCCGGTGGCATCACAGGTTTCACACCAAATCCATTCTCCCTCCCCGTCATGGGCGCTACGGCCCCGGTAATCAATGTAGTAATAAGACATCCATCCCTTATCCCCATGGCAATCTGGGCAGACGATTTTGGGCATGGCTTACCCCCACGAATTTGGAGTGGTCCAAGGAATGCTTTGCCCTTGAGCGATATTTATAACTTCAACCCTTGGTTCATCCTTTGGTTCAAGCGATTCAGCCAACTTCCGCACGAAATCCGGTTTGCTGGCTTCCGCTTGCCCAGCCTTGGCACGGGCCATGCTGCGCTCCAGATACTCCAGGTGCTTCCATTTCCGTAACAGGTAGGACTGACGCGCCTGGGACAGATCGGGGTAGCAGAAGCGCCTTCCGGGGCCTTCCAGGACGAACCGCTTCTTGTCTGGCATGCCAGCCCACCAATCTTCCTCATTAGACAATCCGGGAGTTCCCCAGTATTCTATAACCCACGCCCCACATGGGGTTTCCTTTACAACCTGAAAACTTCTCAGGTCCACTGGTTTGGCATAAGGATTCTGCTCTGGGGGTGCTCCGTCTTCCAGCCGATACAGGATCATGCCCTTGGTTAATTTGGTCACAGGCATCATGCGCCTCCATTAGTTGAATGTTGCGGCCCAAGCAGCCGGACCCCAGAGAACGATCCCGGTGCTGATCAGCGCAAGGATCAAAGTGAACAAGAGCCAGTGTCTCATCTTGCCTCCGGGTGTTCCGATGTTGCACTCTCTAGGATAGTCTCAATGGGGCGGAATGCAAGGGGGGTATCGAAAAAAATTTGTTGCCTTTAAATCGTTGGGGTTCCCCGCCATAAAAAAAAATAAAATTCCAATCATATCAATGGATACCCCGCACCCGCCCCCTTTAATGGGGTATTGCGCGGTTCGCGGTGCGCCCCTATATATGGG